AAGCCTTGGGCCATTAGCGCAGCGGTAGCGCGCTTCCTTCACACGGAAGAGGTCACTGGTTCGATCCCAGTATGGCCCACCAGGAAAAACGCCCCCGAATCCCCAGTAAATAAGGGCTTTGGGGGTGTTATTTTGATTTCTGAAATAATCGGAAATAGTCGGAAATAATCGGTAAAATAGCACCACCAATAGCACCACCAAGCCGGTGGGGCGACCCGAAAATAGTGTTCCTGAAACCCCAGCTCACGGGGTCAAGGTAACACTTCCTGAAAAAGAAGAGCGGAAGCCATGAAATATCGCACATATGGGACCGGGAGTCTTTACTATGACGCACAGCGGGGGCTTTGGATAGGTCAGATTTACGACGGTTGGACGAGTACGGGGCGGCGCAGGCGTCGCCGTGTCTCGTCCCGAAATAAAAATACTGCCCGGGAAAAGCTCGCTGACCTGAAATATGAGGTCGAGCATGGCATTTATCAGGAGGGCGGGAACACGACCGTGAAAAAGTGGTGCAGCCATTGGCTGGACACCCGCGAATCACAGGTACGCCCCTCCACGCTCTCTATCGAGACAGCCGCCATCGAGCAGCACGTCGTCCCCCTGCTGGGTACCAAGCTCATCAAATCGCTACGCCCCTCAGACCTCACCAGACTCGGTGAGCACATCATGGACCAGGGCAGCTCCCCCGCTACCGCGCTACGATACCAATCTGTTTTCCAGCGAGCTCTACGCGAGGCCGAGCGCGAAGGTCTGCCAGTACCCCGTGCCATTCTGGTAGCCCAAAAGCAGTCAGCCGGTCGACCAGACCGGCAAGCCATTCCCGTGAAAGACGCCCTGAAAATCATTAAAGCGGCCGCGGGTATCCCGGGCGGGGTGCGCTGGCTGCTTGCCCTGCTGCAGGGGCTGCGTCAGGCTGAGGCTTTGGGGCTGACCTGGGACATGATTAATTTCCAGGAGGGCACTATGCGCGTGGAATGGCAGCTGCAGTCCGTGCCGTATTTGGATAAAACCGATCCAGCTAAAGGCTTCCGGGTGCCCCGCGGCTATGAGATGCGACAGCTCACCGGCGCTTTCCACCTGGTGCGCACAAAAACCCTGGCCGGGGAGCGTGTCCTGCCGCTCACCCCGTGGGTAGCGGGTGCGCTGACCGCGTGGCGTGAGCAAGCCCCCCAAAACCCCTGGGGGCTGCTGTTCACCACCGACAGCGGCCAGCCCGTCTCCCGCCACGCCGACCAGCGCGCCTGGAAGCAACTCCAGAAAAAAGCTGGCGTGAAAAAATCGGACGGAAAACCCTACGTCACCCACGAAACCCGCCACACGACCGCTACCCTGCTCCTCGCCGCCGGTGTAGAGCCGGAAGTCATCAAAGCCATACTCGGGCACTCAGACATCGTGACCCAAGCCGCCTATCAGCATGTAGATATGAAGCTTGCACGTTCCGCGCTAACCAAAGCCCAAAAACTCCTCCAAATCAAATAACCGCAAGCCAACACCGAGTAGGGCAATGTTTCAATTCGGGTCATAATATTACAAATCCACCAAAAACACCCCGATTATTACTCCAACCGAGCCCTCAGCCAGGCCCGACACCGCGCCACCACCAACCACCGCGGAACACCCAAACGCGCAGCCACACAATCAAAATCCCCACCACACAACCGGCAGGCATACCCCCACTCCCAATCCGTAATCAACCACTCCGCCGCAACCTCATCAACCCAAGCCTCCACTACTACAGACTGCCGGCCGCGGTGGTCGAGTTTCGCGTGTATCAGCTCGTGAGCAAGTACGGCGGTGGCTTCCCCGATAGTGAGCTGGTTGGAGATGAGGATAAGCCTTAGTTCATAGACCCATTTGCCTTGTAGTCTTGGCTCGCGCAGGTCTCCGACTAGGACGGAGACGCGCATTCGTTGGGCTTCGTGTATCAGCGTTGACCACGCAGCCCATAGTATCTACCTAATCTCGGTAGCGGGCTGCAGCCTCGAAGAGCGCCGCGACATCGATTTGCTCTTGCCTGGTGAGCCCTTCCGGCGGCTGCCCATCCCTAAGCCATTCAGCAGCAGCAAAAATCGCCAAAACATCTACACGCAGCGCATTCGCGATGACATCAACGTCCGTCACCGTAAAATCAACATTTCCATTGAACCGATTATTCAGATAGGTATGGGAGGTCTCTAGCATGACAGCCAGCTCTCTACGCGAAATATCAGCAGATTCGAGCAAAGCGTTGATTACCGAGATTACAGCTTGATTGAGCCGTCCTCCCTGAAGTCGAGGTTTTGAAGGCATACATAAATGTTCTCACCTTCGTGGGTCACGCATACCTAATCTCGGTAGCGGGCTGCAGCCTCAAAGAGCGCTGCAACGTCGATTTTCTCTTGCCTGGTGAGTCCTTCCGGTGGCTGCCCGTACACCATCCACTCCGCAGCCGCCAGTACTGGGAGTAAATCCTGCCCCAACGCCTGGCATAGAGCGTCAGCTTCTCCAACGCCAATAGGTGAAAGACCTCTGAGGACTGTCGAGATTCGGTCTTGGCTTACGCCGATCTCATCCCCCAACTCCTTTTGAAGGAGACCGCTCTTAATCCAAATTGCCTTTAGAATCGCGGATAAAGCCTTATCTAGCTCTCGAATTTCTCTAGGTTTTCTTGCCATGTCAGCAAGTCTAACACGCCGAACCGCAATTGCGTCTGACATAGGAACGCAAATGCGGGTGAATAGTGTCCATGAAGCCAAACGCATTTACGGTTGATACTCTAATCTCAGGCGAAGTCCGTGCTGAAATGGCACGTCAAAAAATCGGCGTCATCGACCTCGTAGCAGAGACCTCCCTGACCCGTAACCAATTGAACGACCGAATCAACGGACGTTACCAATTCTCTTTTGGTGAGCTCGACGAAGTCGCACGAGTCCTCGGTACCAGCTCTATCAAGATAATCCAAAGCGCCAGAGAGCGAGCAGAGGCACAGTCCCCGGCCGCGGACAGGACCGCAGCATGACCCCCGAAGAAATCGAACAACGCGCCCAACGCCGCGCTCAGTTCCTCCTAGATTCCCGTAAAATCATGCAACGCGCGCAAGAGATTCTGCCGCAACTCGAAACCGGAAAACCGTCATTACAGCTTATTAGCAATGATTTTAAGCTGCTTAGCGATCTCTGCCAACGAATGATCGATACCCAACAACAGCTCCTCGACATTACCCTCATGCTCACTACGAGTGTCTTGAACGCTCATAAAAATACTTCCTCCTCGGTAGATGGTGATACTTGCACTTCCGATTCTACCGAGGAGGAAACCCACCAACCGCAAGCGGAGGCACAATCCCCGGCCGCGGACAGGACCGCCGCATGAAAAAGCTACTCACTGAGATGCAGGGAATACACGCCAGCCTCCGCAGCATCAACAACGGAATCCTGGAAATTCTGGTCATCCAAAATCAGATTATCCAGCTCCTTAGGGGTGCAGGAGTAACGGTAAGCAACGAGCGTCCCCGAGCTGAGATGCCATCGGTAACAGCAAAAAGGGCGTTGCAGGTCGCCGCCAACTATCTCAAGAGTGAAAACTCTGCCGTCAACAAGACAACGCTTGTGGATAACGTCGATATGGGCAAGCCAATAGTCGGGAATATCGATGCTGTCGCTACCAATAACGAGTTGTCCCATGATTCTTCCTCCTCGGTAGATAACGAAAATGTACAGTCCCAGTCTACCGGGGAGGAAACCCCCCAACCCCAAGCGGAAACCCAATCCCCGGCCGCGGACAGGACCGCAGCATGAGCCAGCCACAACCCCTCATTGAAACGTTTAGAAATATTTTTTCCCGTACGCTCAACGACGTAACTCAAGTTCTAAACCAATTTGCTGCGGTGAAAAAAGGAAACGCAAGCCAGCACGCCATCAACCGCGTTAGCTCTAACGCCACACAATTACTCTGCCAATTATGGAGTGAAATTCCTGCTTGGCTAGATACGCTCGACCAGCTAGAACTGGACTTACTTACTTATTCTGCATGTCAAGAATCGACTGAGCCATTGTCAACAGCAAATTATCACGACAAAGCTCATACGGCGGAATACTTGCAACCTGATGAGATTGCTTCAATAGCTGTCGAAATTGCGAAATTGCTTGCTGCAAAGCATCAGCAGAGGTCCAACGAGTCCCGTAGGAATCCATATTCTTCCTCCTCGGTAGATAACGAAAATGTACAGTCCCAGTCTACCGGGGAGGAAACCCCCCACTCCCACCCCAATGAAGGAAACCGGAACCATGACTAGCCCCGACCTGCAACAGGAACCGCCTACCCTCCCGGATGGATGCATCGTTATGGAGTGCAGGCGCTGCCGCGACCTAGACACCAACTGTACAGAATCTATATCGACAATTTTCACCACTGATTTGGAGACCGCCGCTAACTTTTTAGAGCGTCATGCGTCGCACCATTTATCGACTCGATACGTGCGTGGAATTTCCCCGCGAGTCCCCCTACTACTCCTTAATATTGCGCAAGTCGCTGCCATAACTGGCGCGGATTTACCCGAGGTCCAGGGAGCGGTCGCATCTGGACTCTTGAAGCCTTACACGGTCTTCGATACCAAGGTTTTTCGGATGATGGATGTACTCGCATGGAGAAAAGCTGTCACTGGTATGAGACGGCGTATCCGAAAGCTGCAGGAAATTATTTCCGGGATAGACAAAGCATTTGACTGCCTATGTCAGGGAGACGGAATCGAAAAAGGGCTTGACAAGATGCGAGAAGCGCTGTCGCCATTTTTCGATGAGGATGCGGATAGGGGCGCCGCATGAGCCCCTACGATAAAGCACCATTCCTTGGGCTTCACCGATGGAAGCAATGTCTGACCCTGGCAGGCGACATTGGCGAAAATATGCCCATTGCCTATCAACGCCATGTCTTCACATTACTGGTAGATGCCATGCTGGAAGTCGCCATGCCCATGCTGAAAGATGAAAATTTCCGTGACCTGCTAGTCCCGTTGAAGATCGCGCTCGAGTCGCTGGGCGATAGTCAGGATTTGCTTCGCGAGTTCCCTGACCACCATGTCATCCGTGATATTCGCGATTTCTTGGGCATGTCTGACGATGTCTCTGGCGTCTTGGACAAAGGTTTGAGAGGTCCAAACCCCATTCCTGAGGTCCATACAAATACTTCCTCTCCGGTAGGCGGAAATGATTTAGACGGTCACCAGTCTACCGGGGAGGAAACCCCGACTCCTGAGTATTACGAGTGCGGTCCTGACTGCAAGTGTGGAGGCTATCGTGGATAGTCAAAATACAGTGTCGACGGTCCGGTGGCTGCGCCTGCCGGAAGTCTTGCAGATTACCGGGTTCGGGCGGACTCGTATGCTCGAATTCCTGCACATGTCCAAGCGCGACCCGCGATTCCTCCCCTCGTATCAGATGGGGCCACACGCGCATTATCGGATTCGGTCGGACGACCTCGAGCGATGGATGGAGCGGAACCGATGGTAATGAGCTGTTTGGCTGGTGCCCGAAAAGACCCCGTCACCGGGGTGTCCTGGTACACGACAGATGAGCTGCTGGCCACGCTGCGGGCTGGTCTACGAGAGGCCGTGACCCTGGCGGAGACTGCCCCGGATGAGGAGAATCTGCGCTTTGAGGCTCTGTGTCGGATAAGCGGGCTGATATTGGGCTGCCAGGATTTGGTCCGCACAATGCTACGCAACCGCATCTATATGAAGCCGGGCGTTCCGCTGCGTCCTGACGACGCTTCTAGCTTGGCGGAGACAGAAACGCTGCTTAAGTTCATGGAAAAGATGCAGGCGGTGCTGTATCGGTTGCAATCCACATAGACGTCCTCCCTGGCTTGCCTCTTTTTCCTTTCAAGGCAGGTCAGGGAGGGACGGAATCGAATAACTGAATAACCAATTCCCCCATTAATTAAGGAGACAACATGTTTAAGTCGTTGCGTCAGATATGGCAGGCGCTTTTCCCGGAGCCGCTGGAGCCTTCGGTACCCACATTGCTGAAAGTCTCGGATATTTCGCTTAATGCTGCATTGGCAAAGAATCTTGAGGATTTAGCGCTACTACTGTATTCGCTTGGTCTCGATGCTACTCATAAGTATCGCGCGAAGCGGCGTCAGGCTGTGCGAGATGGTAAGCCCGTAGACGAGTATGACATGGGCTATAGCGACGGGGTCTGGGACGCGGTAGACCTGCTAAAACTCGCCGCGACCGGGGACCTCGTCAGCGCCGAGGTTCCTGATGCTCAAGCCCTAGTCCAGCAGACTTCGCGTCTTGCGGCAGACCATCACGATGATGAGGATTTCAAGCTGGATATTCCTCAGTGGGTCAACGGGGATAAAGCGCCGAAAGTTAAGCCGGTGCCGAATTCCTTGCACCCTAAGAAGGTTCGGGATGAGCTGTCTGGTCTGGGAGGTGATGCGGCATGAGTACGGAAATCGTCGAAGTCCCCATACATAAGGTATTTCCTGGTGAAAATGTGCGGAAGGATTTAAACGCGCGGTGGCTGGTGGATTCGATTGCTGAACTCGGGATTCTGGAGCCATTGAAGGTCTACCGGAATCCCGCCGGTGAGCTGACCGTCCTTGATGGGCATAGGCGTCTGCACGCGGCTAAGTCCGCGGGCCTGCAAACCGTGAAATGCATTATCGAAGAGGACGCGCCTCTCGAGGACGACCGCATCCTAAAGCAAGTGGTGCTAAATGAGGCACGCGAAGGCTTGTCCGATTCTGACCAGCTGGCTGCAACGCATCAGCTGTCGCTGTTTAACGTGCCCGCGGAGCGGGTGGCGCTGCTGGCCGGAAAAGACAAGCAGCGATTCGCAGACATAGCTAAGGTCGCTGCGAAGGACACATCCCGTACAATCGCGATAGATTACACCCTGACCCTCGCACAGGCTTTGAAAGTGGCTAAAGCTGAGGATAATGGCGCTGATATGGAGTATTTGGCGGAGCATCTGGAAGCAGAGCAGCGCAAGCAATTTTCCAAAGGCGGGGGCCTCACAGATTGGCAGCTCGACGATGTAATCAAACATGCGCTCGCTTTTCCGTATGTGAAAGCCAAGCGCGCAGAGCTTGAGGCTGAGGGTGTGAAAACCTTAGGGGAAGACGAGGAGCTGCCTGAGGGCGCGAAAGCGCTTTGGGAATTGAATCTCAACCCTGAAGAGCACAAGGACTGCCCCTATCGCGTGGTCCGGGTGACGCCAATGCTGTGGAAAATCACAATGCCTCATGTAATGGAGCTTTGTACAGATCCGGAGGCGGCGGGGCATACCCAGCCGAGCGAAGATGAGTACGACCAAGCCCGGGTCAAAGCGGAACGCGAAGAGGATGAACTTCGCCGCCAGCAGGAGAAGGAGCGTCAGCGCACTGCGACGGAATACCGGCGTGAATTTTTGAAGGGAACTTTGTCGCAGTTGGATTACGGAAAAGTCCCGAATGAATTATTTATCCTGGCCGCAAACGCAATTCTGCGTATGCCGGTCGACTTTAATACCGGATTGGTCGAGGAGTTTGGCGCAAAAATTGGAATGCGTGATGTGCCGGAGACACGGAATGAATGCTTCGAGTATTTGTTTGGATTCGCGAAAAAGAGTTTTAAAGATTCTGTGCGCGTTTTCGCGCTGGTAATTTTTGTCGTTCTCGAGGAGGATGCGGACTCCTGGTATCCCGATACTGAATTGATTCGATTCTATTTTGAGACTCTCGAGAAATGGGGCTATGTCCTGACTCCCTTCGAGTGCGGTCTGATTGGGCGCCTCACAAATGAAGACAGTGAGGAAGATGAGGATGAGCTGGAGGACATGCAATGAGCTACGTAATGCGTTTAAAGCTGGAGCGCGGCGTGATTCTCACCGAGAACAGGACCGTCTCCGTGTACGCCCGTAACCGGGTGCGTCGCGAGTTGAGGATGCGCGCCAAATTGATGGCGAACGGCGAGCATTTCCCGAAAAATTTGCAGCTGGCGAAAATCTCTATGACTTTTATGTGGCATGACCCGCGTCGGCGGCGTGATGTAGCTAATTGGATGCCGACAGCAAAACCTATTGTCGATGGACTAATTGATTACGGGCTTTTGCCTGATGATTCCAATCGCTATCTGATGGGTCCATTCCTTCATGCGAGTGACGCGGAGACCCCACCGCCTGGTGTGACGTGGGTGGACGTGGAGGTTATCGACTGGAATGCCCCAGATGCGGGTCCTGGCGTGAGGAGTGTCGCATGAATATTTGCACATGGGAAGACTTATTTAACGCGGATTCGGCGCTCTTTGACTATCTGACTGAGGAGCTGCATAGGGTTATTACCGGCGCAATTGTGAACGGGACGCCAGGAGCAGTGACGCATAAAGTACAGGTGAAACCGACAAAGTTTCCGAACGTTGTGAAGCTGCAGATGCAGATTTCGGTACAGACCCCTCCGCGTAAGTATGAGACTGACCCCAGACGGTATATCGGGCATTCTCTGATTCCAGCATTGTCAGAGGACGATGATGGACAGGATACGGAAACCGGCGAGTCAGCCGGCGAGATTGCAATGTTTGATTCTAAAACCGGCAAAATTTTAGAGGCCGGGTAACCACAGACTTGGGGCGGCTTGCCGCCTCGGGCGTGCATGGGGGCGTCAGCTGCCTGTGTGCGATAACTGAATATCCCCCGGCCGGTGTCTATGCCATCGTGTGTAAAAATTTTATCGCCGGTCGGGAGAGCCAAATCAATAACCGATTGAGGATAAGGAAAAGCAAGTGTCATGGTTGCGTATCGGTGACACTTTCTGGGCGGATCCAAGGATTCTTCGGGCGGCGAGTTTATCGGGCGCGGACGCGCGCACAGTAAATGAGCTTTCCGGGTTCCTGGTTCGTTTAGGGAGTTACGCCGCACAATATGAGCTTGATTATCTGATTCCGATTGATGCAGCTCTCACGATTCCGCATGTAGCTGATGCGGAGCGCCTGATTAGAATGCTCATCGAGCTGGGTCTCGCGAAAGAGATTAGCGACGGTGAGGCATCAAAGATTGGGGTTATTGATGACCCGGACTTGCTGCACATGGTCAGCAAGGAAGAACGCTTATGGCGGAACCAACGAAAGCGTGACGCGCGAAACGCTGACCTGGTTGTGCCTGTGCGGCAACGGGACGGCGACCAGTGTCGCTGGTGCGGACATGTGGTGCATTGGCCGGGCAAGCCGAGTAATAGGAAGGCGACGCTCGACCATCTTGTACCAGGCGTGGCTGCGACAGTAGACACGCTGGTTGTTTCCTGTTGGTCTTGTAACTCGGCGCGTAAGGATGACCCCAATTGGGAGTTGGAAAACGAGTTGAGGGACGAACCGTCGACACCGTTGTATGGGGCGCACACCGTGAAGTACCTCGCGAAGTACGGAGTGGTTGTCTCCCAGAACATCGGTACCGACAAACTGCCTAGCGCAGATGACGATTCAGCTCTGAACCGCCTGAACGCGGGGTCGCTCCCCGTCAGTAAGCTTGTTCCGGATCCTTCAGGAGCTTCCACCACAGCCAGTGGTGTTGACGGCCAAGCTGGTACGGTCTCGGGAGGTTATAACCGAGCAGAGCTGAATCCCATTTGTGAGTCGAACCCTGGGCCCGTTGAAACCACTTCGGGTACCGGGGATTTCGGCGTACCTGAAACCAAGGATTCGACTGAGGTAACAGTGACAAAACCGGTTTTGTCGGGTCGGGTCGGAGTCGAGTCGGACCGGAGTCGGCTCGGTGCTGGGTCGGCTCGCTTAAGCGAGTCCAGCCAGGGTGGTTCGGGTGTTCTGTTACAGGGGAAGCGTAAGAGGCGACGGAGGAAATGGAGGGGGTGTGATGGTCGACAATGTGAATGCTGATGGCGTTGGTTGTCTGATGGGTTGCCGGGGTTCTGGGTTTATGAATCCTGGTAGCTCTGATGCGCCGCGTCTGGCTGAGGTCGGTCTGCTTTGTCGTGCGTGTTTCAATCGGCTGCATCGTGATGTGGTGGAGTTGCCGGGGCTGGTGGAGCATCTGTTGGCGGTTGGTGATTCGGGTCAGCCTCGGGAATCTGGTACGGGTAGCGGTGGCGGTGTGCCTGGCTCAAAGGTGTTGTATTCGCAGACGTTGATGATGGTTGACGAGCTGAGCGCATTGCTGGCCAGGCTGGGATTGATGATTGGGACACTGCGTGGCGTGGAGGTTCCTGGTGTGGCTGGCTGGTGGCGTGGGCACAATGGTGAGCCTTTGGGTGTGCGGTCTGTGGATTCTTTGTGTGAGCTGTCGGCGTGGGTGGATTCACAGCTGGACTGGTTCGCGGGTCGGCCGGAGGTGGGTCCTTTCCGTCGTGACTTGAGCCGGGTCTTGGCTACGGCTCGGGCGCGTTGGCCGCAGCGTGAGCGTCAGCGGCATTTGCCGCAGGTGAAGTGCGAGCGCTGCGGGCAGACCTCGCTATGGTATTACCCGCCTTCTGGTCCTGGTCTTTCCCCAGAGATTGTGTGTGAGAATCTGGCTTGTGGCTTGCAGCTTTCGGATTCTAAATGGTCTGCGCGGGTTTCCGCGATTGCGCGGGCTGCCGGCTTTGGTGGGGAGATTGATTGATGCGTGATGATACGGGATTGCTGTGGCTGCCGCTGATTGTGGCGGCGCGGTCGTATGGGATTCCTGCTAACCGTCTGCGGGTGCGGGTGCATCGGGGACGGGTCCGGTCTCGACTGGTACACGGAGAGCGCTGGGTTTGCGTGAATGACGTGCGGGAGCTTGAGGCGCGTGGCCGTCCCCGCAGACAGGAGGACTACCATGACCATTGAGTACACACGCTTTGCGGGCTTTCGCGACACGCCTAGCGAACTGGGACGATGCGCGTATCGCGGCGATAAATGTAATACTGCTGCCAGTGGGATTGCTATCCCTGTTGCCCGATTGGCTGTGTGCCGTCGGGCTTTTGTGTTGGGGGTTGTCTGATGCCCTCGAAATATAATGACAGGTCTTACCGCCGTCAGCGCGCCAGGCTCCGGGCTGAGGTCGCACGCCGTGGACTGGTCTGCTGGATTTGTCTACGCCCTATAGATGTGAGCCTGCCGGCCAATGATCCGATGAGCTTCACTGCCGACCATGTCCAGGCTCTAGCGGCCGGCGGTAGCCTGCACGGAAAGCTAATGCCCGCGCACCGTGGTTGTAATTCGCGTCGTGGTGATGGTGCTTACTATCAACGGCACGACCTGCCTCATCGTCCAAAGACTTCCCGCCAATGGTAATCTTCGCTGTTGGCGGGGGGAAAAGGTGGTTGCCATGCCACCGCCTTTCTGATGGGTGAGGAAAAACCGGTGGGGGGGGTAGCCCCTCCCCCACCGGAATCGCGCCCCACCCCGCATAGTCGCTTTTCTCTCCCCGCGCTGGGGGAAAAGCGGGTGACATCGCCGGTCTGCGGGTGTCTCAGGGTCGTAGACGCGAGTTGCGGCCTGGCAGGCTGTTTTTGAGGTTTTCCTGGTTACGATTCGTCAGATTCAAACCACCAATAATAACGTAACAATCGTTGATATTGCAACGATATAGGCGTATAATTGGGGTATGAAAAAGGTATGCGCCAGATGCTTTAAACCGGTGGAATCCACCGGCCGCGGAAGACCGCAAAAGTATTGTTCAGCAGCGTGTAAGCAGGCAGCGTATCGAGCCCGTAACGGCTTGGGAGTGTTCCCGCCAGAAATGCGTTTTCGTAACCAGTGGACGCGTCGGGTCGGGAAACGCCCTATTCAAGTTGATGGCACGCCCGCGTCCTCAACCAATCCTGCCACGTGGGCAAGCTTCGATACCGTAAGCGCTTCCAGGACCGGTGACGGGCTGGGAATCATGCTCGGGAATGGACTTGGCTGCATTGACCTTGATCATTGCTTACGAGCCGGGGAACTAACTGATTGGGCGGCCGCGGTGTTGGTGGGCTGCGAGAATAAGGTTTTCGTTGAGGTTAGTTTGTCTGGTTGTGGCTTGCATGTTTTTCACTTGTGCCCGGAGGGACGCGGGCACCGTGAAACGCGGTCCGATGGCGGTGCTGTTGAGATGTATTCTCGGGCACGGTTTATCGCTTGTACTGGCCAGGAATGGAGGGGTCAGTGATGGCACGGAAGTTGAAGCCGCACGGTACTCCTGCCGCGTATCGGCGCCATTTGCGGCACGGTGAGAAGCCGTGTGAGGCGTGTCGTTTGGCGGTTGCCGAGTATAAACGGAATCTGCGACAGACGCATAAGCGTTTAGATGCTTTGCCGGTGGCGTTGGCGGTGGCTGAGGCTGCGCCGATGCCTGAAGAGATTGATGCGGTGGCTGACGCGCGTGAGAACTTGCGGGTGATAACGGCAGCTATGGCCGCGGCTCCCCCGCAAGCGTTGGCGGGGTTGTCTAAACGGCGTCAAGAATTGGTTGAGTTTATCTCGTCTGCTTCTGGAGCGGACCAAAGGGAGGAGAGCTTGAGTGAGCAGCTTGCAGCCCTCCGAAGTCGGCGTGCAGATGCCGAGGATAGAGCGAGTGCCTGAGTGTGTTCGTTCTTTGGGTGATGATGCGATTGATATTGCCGAACTTGCTGGTTTGGTTCTTGACCCGTGGCAGAAGTATGCGTTGCGTAAAGCTCTGGGTGTGGACGCTGCGGGGAAATGGGCGGCTTACGAGGTTGCGATAGTTACCCAGAGACAGAACGGTAAGGGGTCGATTTTGGAGGCGATGCAGTTAGCATCGCTGTTTTTGTGGAATGAGCGAACTTTGATTCATTCCGCGCAAGAGTTTTCGACTGCTGAGGAATCGTTCCTTCGGATTCGCAACCTTATCGAGGGGTCCAACATCTTGTCGAGTAAGGTGCGAAGAATATATACCGCAAATGGTAAGGAAGCGATTGAGCTAAAGAACGGGAACCGGTTGAAGTTCAAAGCTCGGTCTAATAAGTCTGCGCGTGGTTTCACCGCGGACCGGATTATTTTCGATGAGGCGTTGTTTTTGCCTTCGAGTTTCATGGCTGCTGTGCTTCCCGCGATGGGTGCCCGCTCGGAAGAGGGTAATCCACAAATCTGGTATACATCTTCAACGGGTCTGGCTTCGTCTACGGTTCTGGAGACGCTGCGCACCCGAGGGATTACCGGTGAGAATGCAGACAGTTTGTGCTATCTGGAGTGGTCGGCGAAGTCTTGGGACGATATGAGTATCGAGGAGCGTCAGGCTTGGGGTGATGACCGGGACGTGTGGCGGGCAGATCCGGAAGTATGGAGAGCAGCTAACCCCAGCTACGGGGTACGTATTGCTCCGAGCTATTTCCGCCACGAACTCGACTCCCCGATGACTGATGCCGAGTTTGAGCGCGAACATTTGGGGGTTTGGGAAAAGATTGGTGGCGATTCGCTCATTCCGATGGACCTTTGGCAAAAGGCTGCTGATGAGACTTCGAAACCTGGCGAACATATGGTGTTCGCTATTGATGTCCCGCCTTCCCGCGAGGCCGCCTATATCGCTGTCGCGTCCATCTCTGAAAGCGGTAAGTATCATGTCGAGCTGGTGGACACCGCGGAAGGCTTGGCGTGGATTGTGCCCAGGCTGAAAGAGCTGGAGGAAAAGTACAGCCCGGAGATGATTGTGGTCGATGCCGCCTCAGCGGCAGGTTCGTTACTGCCGGAGCTGAAGGCGAACCGGATCCGGACTACGCAGCTTTCCGGGCGCGACTATGCGAAGGCCTGCGGCCAGTTTTATGACGCGGTTCGTCAAGGAACTTTGGCGCACCTGGACGACCGACTCTTGAATGAGGCGGTTGAAGCGGGACGGATTCATCCGATTGGGGACTCGCTTTGGAAGTGGGCTCGGAAGAACGTGGCCACGAACATTTCCCCGCTAGTGGCTGCATCGTTGGCTTTATGGGGGCTGCAATATATGGAAGCGAAACGTCTAGCAAGGGCTAACCGGAAGAGGGTGAGATTGTGAACTTCAACCAGTATGTGGACATCCCTAGCAACCTTTTCACGGAAGACGAACTGGAACTGAAAAAGCAGTGTCTCGAGCAGATAACCAGTCACTCTCAAATCAACAAGCAACGTTCGGACGCTTACGACGCTAAACAGTTCATTCAACATTTCGACATTTCGGTACCGCCGCAAATGAAACAGGTCTCGACCGTGCTAGGTTGGCCAGCTAAAGCTGTCGATCTGTTCGAGGGACTGCTGGAGCTGGACGGGTTCGTGGTACCCGGTCATGAACCGGCAGACTATGGGCTAGACGCGATTGAAGCCGAGAATCGTCTGAGTATTGAACTGCCGCAGGTTCATACCACCGCGCTGAAGTACGGGTGTGCTTTCCTCGCGGTGATGGCAGGGGTGGAAGGGGAACCGGCCGCGGTAATCCGTGGCCTGTCCCCTACTAACTCGACCCTTTTGTGGGATAGGAATCGGCGCCGGGCTCGCGCAGCGTTCACGATGAACTATGACGAAGTCACTGAAGACGCATCATTCGCGCTGTTTCTGGATACGCATACGGTATTCGGGTTCCGCACCGGCGGGTCTTGGGAAGTTGAACGACTGGCGCATTCCTTGGGGGAAGTCCCAGTGACGCTGGTACCGTTTAAGCCATCTTTGGAAGATCCGTTTGGCCGGTCGCGCATCTCGAAAGCTGTTCTGTCGATTACTGCCAGGGCAGTACGAACCTTGCTGCGCATGGAGGTAGGGGCAGAGTTCTATTCCGCTCCGCAGCGTGCCATTTTGGGGCTTGGCAAGGAGGACTTCGAGGACGAAACCGGCAAGGCTCCTTCCTCTTGGGAGTTCGCCCTCAACAAGATGCTGTTGTTGCCGTCGAACCTGGAGGGACAACAACCACAGATTCAACAGTTCGCGCAAGCCACCATGCAACCCCATATCGACATGCTACGTTCCGACGCGGCGCTGTTTGCTGGGGAGACAAACATTCCGGTAAACGTGCTGGGGATTATTCACGAAAATCCGGCATCTGACGCGGCTATGCACACCGCGTACCTTGCTTTGAATAAGGACGCAGAGCGCGCACAGGCTACCTTTGGGGCTGGGGTGGTGAAAGCCATGCAGCTCGCGTGGCGTATAAACAACAGCGGGCAAATGCTCCCGCCTGAGCTGCATAAACTGCAAGCTAACTATCGTGACCCGGATACTCCCACTCGTGCAGCAATGGCTCAGGCGGTCGTGTCCCAAGTTCAGTCTGGCGTTTTGCCTGCTGTTTCCCCGACCACCTATAAACTGCTCGGATACGACAACCCGGTTATAGAGTCGTTGATGGCTGAAGCCCGCCGGAACACTGGCTCTTTCAGTCTGCTCGACCTTGCTGCGAAACAAGCCCAGGACGAATCCGGCCAGACCACGCCAACACCACCCGTCGAGTCTTGAGGGATAGGTCCAGTTGGCTACTCCTGAACAGGTTCGGGCGTATCAGATAGCACAACAGAAAATCGAGGACGCTCTAATGCGCGACCTTGACCGTATCTGGCAAGCTATCCGCGAAACGGACAACAAGACAGCATCACAAATGCTCCAGTCCGTGATACCCCAGCTAATCAACCGGTATGGTCTGATGGCGGCCGCGGTAGCGGCTGACTGGTATGAAGCCCTGACTGGGACTGAGGCTTTCCTGCCGGATTCGTACAATGAGGAGGCTTTCCAGGCCTCGACACGGTGGGCTCTTGATCCACTTTTCCAGAAGCAAGTTTCGGAGGCTGACCGTAAGGCGGCGTTGCGACGGCTGACTGCGGCAGCTGTGCGCCATACCCGTCAACATGCCCGAAACACTATTGATGGTTCGGTGCGTCGCTCTGGCGGTAAAGTTCGGTATGCCAGGCGGGTAACGGGGGCAACTACATGCGATTTTTGTCTGATGCTTGCCAGCCGTGGACCGGTGTATGGAACAGTGGAGGACGCGGGCGGGGCGTCAAACCGGTATCACGACAACTGTGACTGCGTTCCAGTACCAGTGGTTGGCCGCTGGGTGGTTGATGATTCTGTTCGTGGCGCGCATTGGGAGGGACAGAACCCCGGATACGACTTCGAGGAACTCTACGAGAAAGAATACTTGCCCTATCATCATGCTGGGGATACAGCCGAGGACGTGATGGAGCGCCGCCGCGCTGTACGGCGTCAAGCAAAGCAAGCTGAGAAACAAGCCAAAAATAGTCGAACATTGTTGCGAGGCAGTATCCAGTTCGCGGATAACGCACAAGTAAAACCACATGAACTCGAAGCTGCGTATAAGCTTTCAGCCAGCGGACTCAATGTCTTTTTCAGAGCAATAGATTACACAAGTGGCGTAAAAAATCCTGATATTGAGATTGATGGAAACACTTGGGAAATAAAAGCTCCTAAGGGTTCATCAAAGAATACGATAAGCCAACAGTTTAAACGAGCGAGAAAACAGTCCAAACGATTAGTTCTCGATTTGAGCAGGTGTGCGATTCGAGACGAACTAGCAGTTCAACAAGCTGTCAGAAGATTTTACGGTCAGACCCAGCTCGTAGAAATGATTATCATTGACAAAACCGGGAAAATCTTGAAGTACACGCTATAATCTGCTACCATAGTATTGTTGAGGCGGGGCCAGCCCACCAGGCTACGTAGTAGCACGGGCAGGCTTACCGCCTCAACGCATATCTGAACCGTCTTGGCTATACGCCAGGGCGGTTTTCTTATGCCCGTTATTCGGGGCATACCGTGACTACCCAACCAGCCCTTTTGGGTGTGTGTTGTTACACCAGGCGACACAGAAGGTTTGGGGTTTTCTGGTGGCCAATAACTACTCCGAAAGGGAGGCCTAACAATGCCCGAAACAAACACCAACGCTGAGCAGCCCCAGGCAGCTGCAGCATCTGCCGATGTTCCGGCCGCGGATTCTGTACCGAAGGAGCCGCGTACTTTCACCCAGGAGGAAGTCAACGCTTTCCTCGCTGAGGACCGTCGGAAGACCGCGAAGAAGTATGAGGGATTCGACGCTTTGAAAGCGAAGCTGGCAGAGTACGAGTCTCATAAGACTGACGCTGAGAAGCTTCAGGAAAAGGTAGCTGAGCTCGAGCGGGCGAATCGTGATGCGGTTCGCGCGAAAGTCGCATCTCAGTATGGGATGCCTATCGAACTGGTTACTGGTGAAACTGAGGAAGAATGTGTGGCCCAGGGTGAAGCGTTCAAGAAAGTTCTTGCTGACGCGAAGCCTGCTGGTCCGTCCTCGAAGGTTTTGGGTAACCCCACGAAGGGGGCACCTGCTTTGAACTCTGACGTTTTGGAAAACGCGCTGAGGGCAAAGCTTGGAATCGCGTAAATTCAGCCTCTACAAGATAAGGAGATGACTATGGCTGAGCAAACTAAAGCAACGATGACTAACGAGTTCGCAGGTTTCCTGCGTCCTGACCAAGCCCAACCGATTTTCGATGAGGCTATGAAGACTTCCGTGGTGCAATCTTTGGCTCGTCAAATCCCGGTTGGGGTTAACGGTGTGGAGATTCCCATCACTACCGGGAAACCGGAAGCGGGGTGGGTCGCTGAGGCCGGATTGAAGCCCTCGACCTCTACCGCTATCGGGATTAAGACCATGAAACCGCACAAGCTGGCTGCGAAAACTGTGGTCTCTGCGGAGGTAGTCCGTGCTAACCCTGGCGGCTACGTGGACATTTACAAGAAACAGATTGGTGAAGCGTTCGCTTTAGCTTTCGACAAGGCCGCGCTTTACGGCGGTGGCCCCTTCGATACGCATGTGGCGCAAACCCAAAAGTCGGTCACTTTGGGCACTTCCGCTAACGGCATGTACGGCGACCTGGTAGCTGGTCTGGACCTGCTGTTGAAAGATAAGAAGAAACTCAACGGTTTCGTGTTCGACACGACTGCCGAGACGCTGTTCTTGAACCAGGTCGACGCTAACAAACGTCCTATCTTTGAGTTGAACAATGTGACCGAGGCGCCAGTTCCGGTGACTGTTGGTCGCCTTATCGGGCGTTCTGCCCGCCTGGCGGATAACGTCGCGGACACCACCTCTAAAACTGTCGGTTTTGGCGGCGACTGGTCGAAATGCGCCTGGGGTGTGACTTCCGGGATTAACTTCCGACTGTCTACCGAAGCAGCAGTGACTCTGGACGGCAAGCTGGTTTCCGCGTTCGAACACAACCTGGTGGTCATCATTGCTGAAGCCGAGTTCGGTTGGCTTTGCGCCGACCCGGAAGCTTTCGTCGCGTTCAAGACGGGAGCATAACGGATGGAAGCCGTAAAAATGATTGCTCCTGACGGCACCGAGGTAACTGTCCCTGAAACCTGCGTAACTTGCTATGAGGACGCAGGCTACAAGAAAGCCTCGGCGGCACGAGCAGGAAAGAAAACCGAGAAGTAAGGAACCACCGTGTGGGTTGACGCGCAACGCTTCCAAAACGAATGGATTGGCTACGACGCCCCCACTGACCAGGACAAAATCACGGCCTGGCTGGGGAAAGCCGAACGAATGATTCGTCTCCGGGTGCCCGGAATACAACAACGGATTGACTCAGGCGAACCAGACCTAGCCGACAATGTCGCAGATGTGGTTATCGCCATGGTCACTCGCGTATTCCGCAACCCGGAAGGAATGCGTTCAACCAACTCCACAACCGGAGCCTTATCCGAATCCATCACCTACGGCGGGGACAACCCGGGTACCTTGGAAATCCTCCCCTCTGAGCTGGCTATGCTCACCGGCGGAACCCAGGGAACCCACAGGGCCGGAGCCTTATCGATGATTCCCCCGTGGTCTCCGTTTTACCGGAAGGACTAACCGTGTATCGGATGCCATTCCCCGCCTGGGCTTGTGACGTGACCGTGAAACCCGGCCGCGGTATCACTACCCCTGACCGGGCAATCCCCCACGTCCTCGTGACCCCGAAGGTGTCGGCTGATGATGAGGGGTTTACGGAGGCAACTGTTGATACTGCGGACATGTATCTGGTTGCCCCCGGGCAAACCCCACCCACGTCGACTGACCGCGTAGAAGTTCCGGCAACACATCCGTTGCACGGGCTTTACCAGGTCGAGGGTGATCCTGACCCGTGGCCGCTCGGCATTCACGTGAACTTGAGGAGGATTCATGGCTAAGGTCGTGTTCAAACCGTCTCGTAAAGCGGTGGATGGGCTGGCGAATTCGCCTCAGATGGGTGCCGCCTTGGCTAGGTATGCTGCATCGAAAGTGCCCGCGATTCAAGCTGTCGCACCGAAAAAAACCGGTGCGTATGCGGCTTCTATCCGGGCGCGTCCTGCAGTTGTGCACACGCCCTTCGTGAAGAGGGTGTCATCCCCGAAAGTGCGTAACGGGGCGGTGGTGGAAGCGACCGTGCCGTATGCGGCTTCTGTGGAGTGGGGTACGGGTGCTCCGGTAGGGATTCGTTCTAAGGCGCGTCGGCGTGGCGGGAAATTGGTTCCGGCGAAACTGGCGCGTCGAGGTGCTCAGCATGTGTTGGGTAATGCGGCGCGTGCTTTACGGAAGGACTTGTCGTGAGCGGGTTCCCGGATTCGGTTGAAATGGTGACGCAGCGTATCGGGATGATGCCTGGAGTCCCGCTGGTGGTGAATGTGCTGCCGGTGGATTTCCTGAAGCGTCTCCCGTTGATTCATGTGACTCCCGGTGGCGGGGTGGAGACCATGCTTGAACGTACAGAGCGAGTAAATGTTGATGTTTATTCGCCCTACCCGCCTGAGACTGGTGAGGAATCCGCGGAAAAGTTGGCGAGACGTGTCCACAGTTGGCTAGTTCCTGGTGAATCGACCTGGTTCGATGTGCCTGCGGGGCTGGCTGATGAAGTGGTGTGCGACCCGACACCGACCACGGTTCCCTACCAGATAGACGATGTCGCGCTGGTGAGCGCTGCTTTCCATGTGACATCTCGCAGACAGTAAAAACAGTCGAGTGGAAGGACTACAAAAATGGCTGTATCTACAACTATTGCTGATATGAAACGAAAATTTGACCATGCGGAGCTTATCCGTAAAGCGCTGGAAACGATTTGTGTAATCGGCCCGGCAGATATTGCACTGCCAGAGCATCTCTTCGGTGACAATGGCCAACTGGCAGAACTCCCCGAGGGCTGGTGGGGACTGGGTGTCGTCAAACCGGACGGATACGAGTTCGGTGCTGAGACTGATTCTTCTGATGTGGAAGGTCACGGCTACGGCGACCCGGTCCGTACTGACATCAACAAGATTACGCGCTCTATCACGGTGACTGCTTTGGAAAAGTTTAAGAAGCAGTTTATTGAGCTGACTGAGGGCGTGAACTTGTCTAATGTGAAGCAGGCCGCGAACGGTGAGGTTGCTTACGAAACTCCTTCGATTGTGACCATGGGCGAATATCGAATGATTACGTTTGCTCGCGATGGCCGCCCGGAAGAGGAATGGATTTGGGCAAAGGTATTCCCGAAGGTGAAACTGACTGAGTTCCCGGCCGAGACTTGGGGCAACGATGCTTTGGAGACCCCCTTGAAGTTCAAGGTGCTGACTGACACGAAAGTGGGTTGGCCGGTCAAGACTTTCATCGGTGGGACCGGGGCTGTGAAGCACGGCAAGCTTCTCGATTTCGGGCAGGCTACCGGAGGAACTTCTACACCCAGTTCGGGTAGCTAACAGGTTTTGATGTTTTCGGCGAGGAAGAGACTTTCCCCTCTCTTCCTCGCCGGAAACATCGAGGTTTAGGAGCGGTCGTGAAAATGGAACTAAACGGGCTGGTGAGAGAAGTTACCAGCCCTGTCGATATTGTGCAGATGCGCAATGACGGGTGGCGTGAAATCCAAACCAACGTTGAGGGAAAGGAGGCTAATGATGAAACCGTGCAAGAAACGCAAGAAGCCGTGCCTGGGGTAACTGGAAAGAAAAACAAGAGCAAGAAAGGTGGATGTGATGGCAACTAGCCAGAAACAGCAATCGGTAAACCGGCCTAAATCGACGTTGGAGGCTCTGGAGCTGGAAGCAGCTGTGGAGCCTTTCGTGTATGTGACTTTGAGCGGTGAAGAAATTGTGTTCCCGAACCCTGCAGATATGGATGTGGAGCAGGCTGAGGATCTGATTTGGATGTTCAAGGACTTCCAGGAAAATCCGCAAAAGTCGCGGGTCATTTTTGAAGCCTGGGTCGGTGAAGAGAACACTAACAAGATTTTTGCTGACCGTCCTACTTACCAGCAGGTGTTAAAGATTACCCAGATGATTTTGAATCATTACGAGGGCGCTTTGGCATCTCTGGGGGAATCCATCGCCTGAGATACCTCCTTGAAACTTATCAGGATGTGATCCGCGCCGACCTGCAACAGGTTTATGGCGTGGATTTGGTTAGTGAATGGAAAAAACGACGCTGGCGGAAGTTGCTGATTCTTATTGAGCAGCTTCCCCCAGCGTCGAGGTTTACTCAGGCGTATCTCACAGATGAAGCTAACGCGGACGCGTTGGCGTTAGCGCAGCTGAAGACAGATGACGAGAAAGTCAAGCAGGTCACGACGTTCACGGAATGGAACTTGCAGACTTCGATGTTGGCATCACTCATTGATGCGATTCATGTTTTACAGGCGACTGTTACCGCGATTGGTGGCGGTAAACCGCACAAGGTGGAGCCTTATCCGCGTCCTGTCTCTGTAGGGCAGGCTGCGCTTGAAAAAGCCCGGGCAGAAGCCGCGGAAGACTTCGTGAACCAAATACTCCCCGACCGGTAGCTGCGTCTACCGGTTTCCGTATTTTTGTGCCTTTTGAAAGGAGGCCACCCTATGCCAACCCTTGAAGCTGGGACTGTGTTCGTTCAGGTAGCGCCTTCGTTTAAAGGTTTTCAGCAGGCTGCCGCTAAGGCGGGGGTTTCTGGCGGGGAGACGTTGGCGGCCGCGTTCGAGAAAACAGCTAGTGCAGCGAAGGTCAATCTTGACGGGTCTGTGAAAGGGGCCGGTGAGGAAGGTGCTAAGGCTGCCGCCGAGTTCCAGGCCACGTTCCGGGCCAGTTTGGAATCTGCGTCGGCACGCCTGGCCGAAGTGAAGGTGGGTGCGGATTCTTCCGAAGCTGACCGGAAACTTGCAGAGCTGCGTGCCCGCATGGCGACGCTGTCGAGTAAAACCATCGGGGTTGATATAGATGCTGCCGAAGCCTATATGCAGCTTGGTCTGATTGAGTCCGAGCTGGTAAAACTTTCCGCTAAACATCCTGATATTGACGTGAAAGCGAACATTGTCAAAGCAATCACTGATTTGCAGACGGTCGCTTTGAAAGCTGAAGAGCTTGACGGCAAAGACGTTGAAATTGACGTGAAAGCGGATTCAACTTCTTTGAATGGTATGGGGTTCGCGGCCCAGTCTGCGGGTGCGATGATTGGGCTACTTGCAGCGGCTATCACATTCCTTGGTCCGGCCGCGGTGACTGCCTCGAACGTTGCTATTGGTGCGCTGGTAGGTATTGGTGCTGCTGCGGCAGGTGCTGCGGGCGCTATCGGGACGTCTCTTTTAGCTTTGGTGCCCGTAGTCGGTGCGGTCACGAAACTGCGTATGGCTCGGGACAAAGCGTCTGCTGGCGGTGGTGGGGCCAAGGCTCCTAAAGCTCCTAAATCTGGTATGTCTCGCGATACACATAAGCAGGATGCACGCCAGGTTGCTAACGCTCAAAAGCAGATAGAGGCTGCTCATAAGGCCTCTGTAAAGTCTGCTGATTTGTGGGAAAAGCGTATCGCTGCGGCAGAAAAGAACGTCGCGAAGGTTTCTGAGGCGTCTGCTAAACGTGTAGCGAATGCACAAAAAAATTTGGGGCGGGTCCGTCAGCAGGCAGCTCGTCAGGTCGAGAACGCTAACCGGGCTGTTGCTGCGGCTGAAAGGAACTTGGCTCGCGCACAGAAGAACGTGCTCAAAGCCCAAGAGGCCTTGTCCAAAGCTCGCCGTGACGCGGTCAAAGACCTGCGGGATTTAGAGGACGCGGTCAAAGACGGGGCGCTGGCGCAACGTGCAGCTGTCCTGCATGTTAAGCAGGCTAAGAAAGCGCTGGAAGATTTAGGCCGTACTGGTGGCTCGGATTTGGATTGGGAAGCTGCCCGGCTTGCCCTGGACCAAGCGAACCAGGCTTTAGCGGAGCAAAAGACCGCGAATCAGGACCTTGCAGAACAGAAAGCCAGGATTGACAAGGAGGGCGTGGACGGTACTGACCGTGTCCGTGCCGCTCAGGAAAGACTCGCCGCCGCCCAGGAACATGTCGCCGACGCGGTTCAAGCCGTGTCTGACGCCCAGCAGCAGGCCGTGGAACAAGCCAAGCAGGCCGCCGCAGCTATAGCTGCCGCAGAAAAAGCAGTGGTTGATGCCCGCCTGCAGGGTATCGAGGACCAAGAGAACGCTTTAGAGAAACTCCGGGAAACCCAAAAAAACGCATCCGACGCTGCGTTAGACAACGCTGACCGTGAGCAGGAAGCTAAACAGCGCCTGGCCGAAACAATGGAGGACATTTCTGACCGGAACACGAAAATAGCGGCTTCGGCTGCGGCTGCCGGGGGCGCGAGTGTGGCGGCCGCGGCTGCTGTTCAAGATTCTTTGTCTGGACTACCGGAGTCTGGCCGGACGTTTGCTTTGTATCTGGATGGGCTGATTGACCGGTTTGGGCAGCTGTCGACTGTGGCGCAGGACGGTTTCCTGCCGGGGTTGCAGCGGGGGCTGGAGTCTCTGGAGCCTCGTTTCCCTGCTGTTTCCAGGCTGGTCGATGATTTAGCTACTCGTCTGGGGCGTATGGCCGAGAACGGTCTGAAATCGTTGAATGGTCCGCGGTGGGTGGCGTTCGGGAATTTTCTTGCGCAACATTTGGGGCCGGCGATGGAGGGATTTGGCCAGTTCCTGGGTAACGTTTTGGCGGGGTTGCGTGATTTGATTATGGCGTTGCAGCCGTTGGGAACCTATTTTGAGCAGGCTTTGATACGTGGTTCTCAGTCTTTCGCGGCTTGGGCTGCGGGCCTGCAATCGAATAGTGGTTTCCAGGCCTGGATGCAATCCGTCATGGATAATGCTCCAAAGGTCGGAAAACTTATCGGGTCTATGTGTGCTGCTCTCGGGAATCTGTGGAATGCGGCGGGTGGCGGGGACGGCACTATGGGGGTCACCCGAAAACTGACTAACTTTTTCGACAAGATCGCTAATGCTGACCCTGGCAAGATTCAGGCAATCGCGCACGCAGTGATTGCTTTGGGTACTGCTTTCGCTGGTTTGGCTGGTGTAGCGTCCATTGGTTCCATGATTGGTTCTGTCAGTAACGGGGTGGGGCGTCTGGCAGGGTTTTTCGGCATAGGTGGCGCGGCGGAAACTGTTGGGTCTGCAGCAAGTGCTGTAGGTGCCGCAGGTGGCGCTGGTGGTGGGGGTCTGCTTGCGGGCATAACCCAGCTTGGATCTAAACTTGCTGCTCTCGCCGGCCCTATCGGTATAGCCATTGCTGTGATTACTGCGTTAGTCGCTGGAATCAAATATTTGTGGGACACCAACGAAGGCTTCCGTGCAACCGTGATGAAGGCTTGGACCGGTATCCGGGACATGTTTACCAAAGTCTACAATCAAGTTTTGAAACCGGTCTTTGACGGTATCGGTACCCTGTTCAAGGTTGCTGCCGATATTTTCCAAACGATTTTCGGCGGTTCTCTGACCACGGTTTGGGATACGATTCTGCAGCCTCTGTTTGAGCTGATGGGTGCAGTTATTGGGGACGTTTTCAACCGTGTCCTTCTTCCCATGTGGAAAGCAGGGGCTGACGCTTTCAAAGCATTCGCCAACGTTATAAAAAATGTTTGGGACACGGCACTAAAACCCGTCTTTGACATTCTGAAAACGATTATTCGTGACGTTTTCGAGGTCACTTTCAAAAACGTTTTGAACAACGCAAAGAGGCTTTTCCAGGATTATGCTGGCGGTTTAGGGAAAATACTTGATGGAATCAAGACCGGTTTTACCGCGTTCGGCAAATTCTTGACCGGTGACTTTTCCGGTGCTTGGCGTACCGCTAAGGACGCTATCAGTAAGATTTGGAACGGCATCAAGCAGGTCGCGGCAGCACCAGTAAACTTCGTAATCAACACCGTTTACAACAACGGTTTGCGTGCTGCTTTCAACAAGCTCGCCGGGGTGGTCGGGATTAAGAACCCGCTACCTGCAGCCCCGCGTATAGCTTTCGCGTCCGGCGGCGTGCTCCCTGGTTTCACCCCCGGCAGGGACATTCACAAGTTCTGGTCGCCGACCGGCGGAACCTTACTCTTGTCTGGCGGTGAGGGAATTATTCGCCCTGACGCACTGCGGGCATTGGGCGGCAAGAAATGGCTTGACTGGGTCAACAAACATTTGCGCGGCGGCAAGTATATGGCTGATCCGGGTGATTGGCGTGCCTCCACTGGCGGTGTTTGGCCCGGGCCGGTGCAAAAGTTTTCCGGCGGCGGCATTTTCTCAGCCGCGAAAAACTGGGGCTCTAACGCTCTGGGCGCGGTACAGCACGCTATGTCTTCCGTCGCGGGTTTCGTGGATAAAGTCCTCTCTAACCCCATCGGGGCGGTAAGCAGCCTAATTTTTGCTCCTGTAAAGAGAATGCTTGGCGGTATCGCCTCGACCCCGTGGGGAACCCTTTTCAAGGGTGTGCCCGGCTTGTTCTTTAACGCGATAAAACGCTTTTTCAAAATTCAGGCTGACAAGATTGGCGGCGGTTTCGGCGACCGGCTGGTGCGCTACCTGCGAGCAAACATTGTCGGGAAAGTCCCCTACGTGTGGGGTGGCGCATCCATTCCCCCCGGGTTGGACTGCTCCGGCATGGTGTACTACGGCTACAACCACATGCCTAACCCGGTCCGCATTCCACGCTTGACTGCCGCGGGATACGACAACGCAGGGAAAAAGGTTGCATGGAATCAGAAACGTAAGGGTGACCTGCTTGTAAACGCGAAACAGTCCCATATTCAGGTCTATTCCGGTGGTAGTTCGATTATTGAGGAGCCACGCCCCGGCAAGAAAGCGCAAGAGGTACCGATTCGGTCTGGTTATCACGCTGTTCGGTATCATCAGTACGATCAGGGTGGCTGGTTGCCGCAAGGCGTGACGCAAACCCTGAACTTGACGGGCAAACCCGAACCAGTGTTTACCCCGTCGCAGTGGAACACGCTCGACACGATAGCTCGCGATGTGATGCACAACCATAAGACGGGCTCGGGACCGTCCATACACGTGACGAACAATTATCCGCAGGCAGAACCGACTTCAGTCACTATCAACCGTACTCTGCAGCTATCCGCAGCCTACTCAAGGAGCGTCTAATGGTATATCAACCTCCATACACGTATCTCATTGACGGGATAGATGTGCGGGAATGGACTTTTGTGTCCTCGAATCTTATGCATTTGGGTGCGGCACCGCGAAGCGAACAGCTCTCGATCCCCGGGCGCTCCGGCAACTTGCTTGTTCCTCAACGGAATCTGGTGTTGGATGCACCGATTCTTGATTTGGAGCTTGCCCCGGCCGCGGATAGTCCAGCTGTTTTGGAGGGTATGGTTGACCGGCTGCAGATGGTGTTGATGGATCCGACCTTGATGGTGACGCGGATACGTCCGTATGGTGATGATTCGCGTCCGCAGCGTAGCGTGCAGCGGGCGGAGCTGGTCAGTGTGAAGCCTGACCGTGAGGATGGCAGGGCTGGCAGGTGGGCCAGGTGGAAGGTGCAGTTGCGGCTGCCGGAGGTTGCTTGGCGGGATGAGCGTCCGAAGACAGTGCATATTCTGCCGGGTTTAGGTATGCGTGTGAACGGTTTTGTCGGAACTTTACCGGTTGAGGATATTCAGATTCACGCCAGGGGTCCTTTGACGCGTCTGCAGCTGACTGACTGTCAAACTTTGACGGGGGTGACGTTCACGGGCGACATTACGGAAGACGAAACGCTGACTATCGACATGAACCAGTTGACAGCGAAAAAAACGGACCTGGCAGGGAAAACATCGTGGGTGACTGGTGGTCTGGATTTCCCGACTGGGGGGCGGCTGATCCTCGCTGCGGAAGCGAAAACGAAGAGGATGCGTGTCGATTTACAGCTAGACGGTGCTGTGAAAGGAAAAACTGATGTGGCTTTGGAAGGGAGACGTGCATGGGTCTGATTGAGTATCCGCGTCTGGTTGCCTACAAGGCGGGCACAGAGGAACGTTTAGGGTTCCTGGACTCTCCCCTTTCCTGGCAAGCTGCTTTCGCTAGGTCTACCGACACCGCTCTGCAAATGGAATATTCGGTCCATGCCCCTGGTGGGGAACTGCTTAACGCCGCTATCGGGCAAGGTCTCGACATAGCGGTAGAGGTGGCTGATGGCGGGAAATGGGTGGAACCGGAAGGCGGGCGGTTCATTCTGGCCGCCAGGTCTCAAGACGACGAAAACCCTCAACAGGTGCTAAAACTGGTTTGCCCCTCCTACTCGACTCTGCTCAAGCACGCGGCGGTAGTGGACTGGTCCGGCGACTTCGGCACCGAGAAACGCTACTATGTTGAGGCCACACCTGGCCGTATCATGGCAGACCTGATAGACATAGCTCATCGGCGGGGCGTGCTTAACATAATCGACTACGATTTCAACGCCACCACCGACACAGCCGGGAAACCCTGGACAGGTAGCTCTCTGCAAGGAGTCAGTTTCGAGGTCGGAGCCTCTCTGGCTTCTGTCCTCCAGGCACTCACCGAGGGCGGCTACTGTGAATGGGCTATGCACGGCCGCACGCTCTCCATGTGGAACATAGACGCAACCACGGTAAGACTCGATAAAACTGATAACCCGATATGGCTACACGCCGGGAAAGACATCACTTCAGCCTCCACCGAGGAAACTGTAGAAAACCTTGTCTCCCGCGCGCTAGTGCGCGGCTCCGGTGACATCTGTTTCACCCTAGATAACCCGGAAGCGCCGACCCCGTGGGGAGTTTTCGAGCAATACTACAAGATGGAAGGGGTCGGCAACGAGGGCACAGTCCGGGCAATGGCGGCCGCGGAGTTAGACAAGACCGCCAGACCAGCGAAACAGATAACGAAAAAGCTGATTTTTCCGGCACGGTTCCGTCCTTTGGTGGATTATTGGCCGGGAGCGTGGGTGAAGTGTGAGACACATCCGGGGGTTCATGAGCCGGTACGGCTCCGGCAGGTCACGCTCACTTGGAACCGTGAAGGTCTGGGCGGGAACCTGGGTTTAAATGACCGGTTTACGGAATCCCAGCTGGTGACGGCACGCAACCTAAAAAA